GCTTCCAAACCTCGGAAAACAGAGAAACAGAAGAAGGCCGGACAAGAGGGCCGCGATCCGATTTGAAGATGCTTTTAAATGCGTTATCAATTTTTCAACCGTTTCGATCATTCTCTATATGGGTTTCATGGCTTGCTGTTCCATAACAACAAGAAGGGGGTTAACCATGGTTGGTCAACCCCCTTCAGCGATTGGCGGGGTCGATGGGACTTGAACCCACGGCCTCCGGCGTGACAGGCCGGGACAGCCATTTTACCATGATTTACCTTTTCGTTTTTTAATTCATTGAATTTCAATGGTTTTACGTTCCATCTTTTTTCTTGACATACTTTAAAATACCCGTATATTGATCTTGAAGGTTGGAAATAGGGTTGGAATTATGAACCTCCGGCTTTTGGGTGGTTTGGAACATTAAATTTGCCTCCTGCATGGCCGACTTTCCAACCTTATAACAAATATCATGAACAATAATTACTGTTTGCGTGTTATTTATTTCCACCTTTTTTCCAACCTGGGGCGCGATTATAGGGGGAATCATGAAGCGAGTCAAGACGGAATATCCAGGCGTGTTTTACCGTGAAGCGGTTAGGATCGGCGGCAAGGGAACGGAACGGGTTTTCTACATCGTTTTCAAGAAAGCCGGAAAAGTCTATGAAGAAAAAGCAGGCCGTCAGTATGCCGACGATATGACACCGGCGAAGGCTGCAAGGGTCCGGGCGGACCGGATCGAGGGGCGGCGCCAATCCCGGAAGGAAAAGCGCGAGGCGGAAAAGGCGGCAAAGGCTGGAAAGTGGACACTTTCCCTCCTTTGGGATGAATACGAAAAAAATAAGCCGGAATCCAAAGCAATAAAGGTCGATAAGAGCCGTTTCGGGAAACACATAAAGCCTTCCCTGGGGGGCAAGGAGCCCCATGACATCATCCGACTTGACGTTGACCGGTTGCGCGTCAACCTCTCCAAAACGCTGAAACCTCAGACCGTTCGGCACGTCCTGGGGCTACTGAAACGGATCATCCATTTCGGGGCGAAAAGGCAACTTTGCCGGGAATTGCCTTTCTCCTTAGAGGCCGTGAAGGTGGATAACCGCACGACAGAGGACTTGACGCCGGGTCAATTAAAAAACCTTTTGAAAGCCATAGCCGAATCAACAGACATCGAGGCGGCAAACATCATGCGCATGGCCTTGTTTACCGGGATGAGGCGCGGTGAGCTTTTCAAGCTGAAATGGGCCGACATTGATTTCGACCGGGGATTCATCACGATCCGCGATCCAAAAGGCGGCGTCAGTCAGAAAATACCTCTGAACGACCAGGCGCGGGACGTTCTCAAAAATCACCCCGAAACGGCGGATCATGTCTTTACCCGGTGCGACGGTGAACCGTTCAAGGACATCCATCGAAGAGTTAATTTGATCAAAGAGGCGGCGGGGATCGGGACAGACTTCCGAACACTTCACGGTTTGCGTCATGCCTTCGCTTCAATGCTGGCGTCTTCCGGGGAAGTCGATATGTACACGCTTCAAAAACTTCTTACACACAAGTCACCAATAATGACACAAAGATACGCACACTTAAGAGACGATACCTTAAGAAAGGCTTCAACGTTGGCGGGAAACATCATCGAACAGGCGTCGAAGGCAGATGACAGTAAAAACGAGACCGCCACAGCATAGGAGATCGGAAGACATGACAACACCCGTATTGAAGAAGATCGACGCTCTGAGGTTAAAGATTGACACGCACAGACCCCTTGACGCGCACACGCTCAAACAGGTCCGGGAGTATTTCCGAATCGGCACGACCTATTCAAGCAACGCCCTGGAAGGGAACTCGTTGACCGAAACGGAAACGAAGATCGTCATCGAGGACGGGATCACCATCGGCGGGAAGCCCGTCCGGGATCACCTGGAAGCCTTGGGCCATTCGGAAGCGTATGATCTTCTCTTCCGTCTGACAAAGAATCAGGACATCACAGAGGCGAACGTCAAGGAGCTTCACCGTCTATTCTACTACCGGATCGACGCGAAGCGGGCGGGGAAGTATCGAAAGCAACGGGTCATCATCACCGGGACGGATTTCATTCCGCCGGCGCCGGACCGGATACCAGATTTGATGGAGTCGTTTATTGCCGGATTGCCAGCAACCAGGGTGAAGCGGCACCCGGTAGAATTTGCCGCGATCGTCCATAGGGAGCTTGTGACCATTCACCCTTTCATCGACGGCAACGGCCGGGCGGCGCGGCTGCTGATGAATCTTGCATTGCTGCAGGCGGGCTACCCCGTGGCGATCATCCCCCCGATCCTTCGGCGTGAATATCTCGACACACTGAACAAGACCCACAAGGGCGATGACGGGCCGTTTATCAACTTCATCGCCGGGGTCTGTTACGAATCGTCAAAGGAATATCTGAGGCTGCTGGAGGGGTGAGGATTGAAACCGGGGATAGGCTTCGCGGGCCGACAAGCGGGGGGGACCCCTCCCCCGCTTTCCCGGATCGAAAAGGGGGATGGAAGAGAGGGAAAGGTGATGGGGAAAAAATCGAAAACTGAAACACCGGAAGTAGCCTTTGAAAGTGGTGTAGGCCATGACGGATATGAGTCCGGAACGGATCTTAGGCTGATGTGGAAATGGGAAAAACGTTATATGTTGGACTGGATCATCCTCGATTGTTGCAAGATAATCTCACCGACAAAAAAACCTGACTCCAAAGATTGCAAAAAATATTGTATGGGATGTAGATATTTTCCCCAGCCAATTCACTTCGATCCAGAGAGAATATTTTCTCTATATTGCCCCGAATATGACGTAAATAATTTGTGCTCGTTCCTTGCTATGCAGTATTATTGCGATAAATTGTACGAATTCCTTCGAGATATTGGTATTGACGAGATCACAAATGATCTTTTCCAAGAAGTCGAGGCAATATGTAATTTGATCAGTAAAAAAGTTTATATGCTCATGGGCGTGCATGATGAAGTCTTGGTAAAGAAAGAATCACAAATGCCTGGTGCAAATGCCATGAAGGAAAAGGGTAGAGCAAACAACACGGCCATAGCAAGGGTCCTTGCTGATATGGGGATAGAATCGTCGTTATCTGTCTTTCGGAAAGACAAAAAATTAAGAGAAAATTTTTTAGAAAGAGCGAAAAAAGCCACTCACGATCCCATCCATGGCGGCTGTCTGTCAACAGATAGAATAAACAAAATAGCCCGTTCTCTCCTTAAAGGTAAATCACCGGTTTGACAGGTAAGGCACTGGCTTGACAGGCAAACCGATGCCTTACCATTTGATATTACTAAAATATTTACCCATACTCACTCCCACGTCACACAATGGCGCGGGAGTTTTCAGTTTTCACTCCCGTCAAAATTCAACGGAGGTGAACATCATGGAAGGCACAAACACAGGAGAACTCCTCAAGAAACCTTATTTGAACGAAATGGAAGTGGCGGCAGTCACGGGACGGGCGGTCAGCACCCTTCGGAACGAGCGACACCTACGCCGGGGGTTGCCGTATCTCAAGGTCTCCAAGCGGACCATCCGCTACAAGCTGCAGGACGTGCTTTCCTTCATGGAAGGCCGCCGGGTCAGTTTCGATTGATGAGCAATGATCAGAAAGAACCGGAGAAGCAACCCGGAGGCGATGGGGAAGTGATGGGAGACCACCAGGCGCGAATCATCGCGGCCATATCGAGATTCGAGCAGAGGCGGAATCCGTCACATGATCATCAGAAAGGATTTCAACGACATGGAAGAAATCAGACCGGAAACACGGAATCAGGCAAAAGGAACCATCACGGCACAACTGGAATTTTCCCCGACGGGATTTTTGAAAGCGATCCTCCTGAACGCAGAAACGGACAGCGACCAGGCGACGCTTGAGCGTGCCCTTTTCAGAGTCCTGAACCCCGGCCACATGGGATGGATTCGGCGGCTTTTCCACCGGGATTGAGGAATGGATCATGTTCAAGCCGAACCGAAAATTCCAGCGCCACTATGACCGCTTGTTCCGAAAAAACCCAGCGGCGGCCAACATCTTTCTACTGCTTGCTGAGCTGGCCGACGAAAAGGGACAAGTCCAGCTCGGGCCTTTGCCAGAGGCAGAAATCTCTTGCCTTCTGGCCACGCGGTTTGATGATTGCCGGGCCTATCAGTTGCCAGGGGGGCCGAAACGATGACGGATCAGATCCCCGGCGGCTGCTTTCTGATGGCGCGCACAATCTTTCAATCCGCAATATGGAAAAAACATCCGCAATGTTTCCGCCTATTTTTCTGGTTGGTCGGCAACGCAAACCACGATGACGGCTATACCATCAAGGGTCATGTCCTGCTGCGCGGACAGATGATCACGACCTATTCAGCCATTGCCGGCGCCCTGTCTTATTGTTTCAATAAATCGATCATCCAGCCCACCGTAAAGGAAATCAGGATAATGCTTTCGTGGCTGCAATCAGAGGCCATGATCACCGTGAAACCCTTGATTGACGGGACGTTGACGCACAGGGGCAGACCTTCCGACCTCACAAGGGCATACGTCGGGTTGTTAATTTCCATAGTAAACTATGACCCTTATCAGCGTGCAGAAAGTTACAAGGGCAAGGACAAGGGCAGACCTTCTGTCGCACAGGGGCAATTAATAACAATCACCACAATAAAAACCTTCTTGTCGGACTCTATCGAGATCCGACTATCAGAGCTCCTTCTTGGAAAAATCCTCTCCAGGAACCCGAACCAGAAAAAACCGAATATCCAGACCTGGGCGAAGGACGTTGACCGAATGATCCGGATTGACAAACGGACCCCTGAAGACATCCGGGCCGTGGTTGAGTGGTGTCAGGCGGATCCGTTCTGGCAAAACAACATCCTTTCGACGGCGAAGATGCGGAAGCAATTCGATCAACTTCAGATGAAAATGAAGGTCTGCCGCCCGCCGGCCTCACCTTTTTCTTCACCCCCCTCCCCTCCCCTCAAGTGTCCCCGTTGTGGCCGGGAGCTGGTTGTTAAAAATGATCTATACGGCAATGGCTGCATTCATTGTCAACGGGAAATAGAGGCGCGAGCATGAGCGACGTTGACCTTTCTTCTCACCGTATCCCTCCCCATAACCTTGACGCAGAAAGGTCCGTCCTGGGGGCCATCCTACATGAGAATCTTTCCCTGAGCGCCGTCCTTGAGATCATTGAGGCGGCGGACTTCTACAGCGACGCCCACCGGAAGATATATTCGGCCATCATTGCCATGTCGGACCGGAACGAACCAGCGGACCTTATCACCCTGAGCAATGCCCTGAAGGATCAAGGCAGTCTGGAACAGATCGGAGGCACAGCCTATCTCGCCTTGCTGGTGGACAATGTCGCCTCGGCGGCCAACATCGCCTATTACGCCAAGATCATCAAGGAGAAGGCCGTCAAGCGGTCCCTCATCGGCTCGGCGTCAAAGATGCTCGATGCTGCGTACTCCCCCGAAAAAAGCACGGAAGAGGCGATCGGTGAAGCCCAGCAGGTCATTCTGTCGCTTTCAATGACCGGGAGGAAGCGGCGCATTCAGACCGCCCGCGAGATCGCCAAACAGACATTCTCCACGATCGAGGAACGGAGCAAGCGTGGCGACGCTCTGACAGGGCTTTCAACGGGACTGCGAAAACTGGACGAACTGACGCTCGGGCTGCAGGCGGGAGAGCTGTTCATCATAGCCGCCCGTCCGGGGATGGGAAAAACAGCCCTTGCTATCGGCATTGCCCACCATGTTGCCCAGGACGGAACGCCTGTCTTCTTCCATTCAGCGGAAATGCCGGCGGAAATGCTCATGGTCCGTATGCTTTCCGGGGCAACCGGGATTGATTCCCATCAACTTAGGCGCGGGTCCATCTTCGGATCCTCCTGGGCGTCGCTTGCCCGGGCAGCGGAAGCCATTGGATCGATACCCCTACTCATTGACGACGGGGCCGACGTGACACCGGCAGAGCTTCGGGCGACGTCACGACGCGTCAAAGCAGAGCATGGAATCGGGCTGCTCATTGTCGATTACATGCAGTTGATGAAAGCGAACGGACGATATGAGACGAGGGAAAGGGAAGTGGCGGAGATTAGCAGGACCTTGAAGGGGATTGCCCGTGAATTGAACATCCCGGTGATTGGGCTGTCTCAGTTGAATCGAAAGATCGAAGACAGGATGGACAAGCGTCCACTTCTTTCAGACCTGCGGGAATCCGGGGCGATCGAACAGGACGCCGACGTTATCGCCTTCATTTACCGGGACGAGGCGCAAGGCACGGCTGAAATCAACATCGCTAAGCACCGGAACGGGCCGACGGGAATCGTCAAGCTGCTGTTCGATGCGACAACACAGACCTTCCGGGACTTCAATGATGATAGGCGGCCGCCGACACGGGAACGGGCGGATTTGGCTTGATGATGAGATCCACCCCCGCGGCTTGCCGGAAAAATAGAGACGCATGAAAGAGAGGACAATATGGAAAAGACCGTTACTGAATATATGCGCGAGCTGAAGGAACTGGGAGAAGATCAGGAGATTGTAGCAATCCGGGGAGCGGAATACCTCCGACAGGTCATGTTTGCTGAACGGGTCGAGTCGTCTCTTGAGAGGCTTAAACGACTAAAGATGAAGCCGAATCTGTGCGAGAAGGCATTTCAGTTATCTCTATCAGAGACGGGCACAAAGCGTTCTTTTGAATACGAAATGGAGAGAATCCTTGAGCGCCGATTCCCTGCCTCACAACCCGCTCCAGCAGCGTGGTCAAAGCCTTTTCACTACATCTTTGAGGGCCTTCGCATGTTGTTCAACTTGGCGTACCGCCGTTTTTTCGTCGGCTCCGTAAAGGCCACTGGCACAGATGGTTGCAGCGAGGACGGCAAGTGCCCTTCTGCCGCTTCTGGCAGTATAGATAATGGAACCGATAGAAACAATGAGAGCAACGGCTGACGTGGACACGGTGAAGATTTCATACATCGTCATGGAAGCCTCCATAAAATTGGTTCTTTGAACCATAACAGCCTTTAAGGCGGACATCAAGGCGTGCACTGGACCAACTATAGAATTTAGAAAAATTAAGCGAGACTTTAGCAAATGGGAAACGGCAAAATCAATAAGTTGCAATTAAGCCGGATGCTTCGCTCCGGCAAATCAGGTAAAGAATGTTCTAAAGTTTTCGGCGTGACCGAGGGGGCCATCAGTCAGGCCCGAAAAGAGCTGAACATTGCTGTCGTCAAGTCCGTAGCCCTTGAAACTGCCCACCATGTTGTGGACCAGAACCTGAACGCCGTTGATCAGCTTCAGAAGATCAACTCCTACGCCAACGAGCTTCTCGATCTTCTCATGGCGTGGAATCGGGGAGATAAGGGAGCCCTCCAGGTGCTGGAATCACAGGTCAAGAAGGTCCGGGTCAAGGGGAAAGAAGAAGAGGTCATGGAGCTCAAATTCAAAGACCCCCGGGAGCTCGCGCTGCGGGCGATGGCCGAGATCCGGGGCCAGTTATCCCTGCAACTGGAAATCTTCAAGACCCTTTATGATCTTGAAGCCGTTGCGGATTTCCAGAGGGAAGTGCTGACGGCTATCGGGGAGGCGAGCAAGGATGTTCGAGAGCGGGTCGTCCAGCGACTCAAGGAGAGACGGGCTCTACGAGGATCTGTTTCGATCAATTGAGCGGCAGTTTGGCCTTGAGACGGACTTTCAAGATTACCAGGACGATCCGGTCGGATTCGGGCGGAATGTCCTGGGCGGTACCTTCACAGAAGAGGTCAAGACCCTGATGGAGTCCGTCCGGGATTATCCGATCACCGTGGCCAGAAGTGCCAACGCGACTGGCAAGACCCATGCTGCGGCCCGAATCGCGATATGGTTCTACAAGACCTTTCCTGATAGCCAGGTCTATACTTCCGCAGCCCCCCCGGAAAGCAACCTCAAAAAACTCTTGTGGGGCGAAATTGGAAACGCTGTCGAGAAGCATCCGAAGCTGTTTGCGTCAGATAGCATCAGAAGCCTTTTTATAGGGCGATCTGCAAGGTCCTTTGTCTCGGGTGTGACGATCCCGGCATCAGGCACAGAGGCACAAAGGGAGGCGAAATTCAGCGGAAAACATGCCCCTCATCTCCTGTTCATCGTGGACGAAGGTGATGCTGTCCCGGATGATGTTTATCGCGGCATCGAATCGTGCATGTCCGGGGGCCATGCCCGTCTTCTGGTCATGTTCAACCCGAGGCATCAATCCGGCGAGGTCCACCGGATGGAAAGGGACGGAAGGGCGAACGTTGTCAAACTGTCGGCTTTCAGCCATCCGAACGTCACCACGGGGGAAGATCAGATCCCCGGCGCCGTGACCAGGGAGACCACCATCCGCCGAATCAACCAATGGTGTCGTCCCTTGGTCACCGGGGAGAAGATCGACGGGTCATGCTTTGAACTCCCTGCCTTCTTGGTCGGGGTAACAGCGAGGAGCCAGAGCGGAGAAGAATACCCGCCGCTGCGGCCGGGATTCTACAAGGTCATGGACCCGGCGTTTTCGTATATGACCCTCGGCGAATATCCCGCACAGGGGAGCCAACAGTTGATCAACCGAGAGTGGATCGCTGCGGCAAGGTCCCGCTGGGATGTTTATGTCTCGCAACACGGGGAGATTCCTCCGGCAGGTACCTACGCCATAGCCGGCCTGGATGTCGGGGAGTTCGGGACGGATAGCAACGTCCTGTGCTTCCGGTATGGCGGGTTTGTGGAAAGGCTGATACCATGGTCCGGCATTGGCACCCCGGAGACCGCAGATCGAGCCGCTGCTGAATGTCAGGGCAGGAGGGTTTCCTCGGTCAATGTCGACGCCACGGGGGTTGGGGCCGGGGTCGCTCCCGCCATGCAACGGCAGGGTTGCACTTCCGTTGCAGTCAAGGTCGCCTCATCTCCAACCCAGAAGACCGAGCAAGGCGAATTTCAGATTTTGCGGGATCAGTTGTGGTGGGCCTGTCGGGAGTGGTTAAGAACGGATCCGGGGGCCATGCTTCCCCCGGACGAACTGTTGATTGAAGAGCTCCAGACGCCTACCTATGAGGTCCATCGGGGAAAGATCAGGATCATGCAAAAGGCCACGATGCGGGAGCTTCTGAAGCGATCGCCGGACCGGGCGGACGCATTGTGCCTCACTTTCCATTCGGGCGGATTCTTTTCCGGTCTGGACTTATCTTAAAAGGAGAACATGCCATGGGAAAAGTGAAATGCGTCATCGAAATCTTCAAACCCTCGGACCCCGTCCATGATCATCACCTGGATTCGTTGAATATCGGCCATCAAGAGCAGCCGGGCCAGCTACGATATCGCCACATCGAGACGAAAGAGGAGTATGTTCATCTTGACGGGGCGGTTGCATGGCCGGGAAAGGTTGGTCATCCGGGGTATGCCCTGGTTGTCGGTGTGAAGATGGAAGGGGAAAAGCCTTTGTTTAAGTGCCTGGAGGAGGCAGAGGATGCTGACGTGGACGGGATATTGTCAAAGTGTCTAACTTTACGGGAGAAATACGGGCTTCTTTTGAGTGACCGTCACGACCGGCTCTGGTGGGGGATTCACTCATTTCCCTCGCTTGTCAACCGCTCCAACGAGCAGATTAAGAAAGACTCACCGGACGAACCGGAAGGAGTGTATTTCAAGGAGCCGATCGACTTCAAGAAAAGCGGGGAATATTTTGAGCTTTACTCGCTGGGACTGAAAGAGGCCTTGAGGAGCAAAATGATCGCCCTGGGGGACTGTAATCTACTTCGTAACGCGATCAATAACTTTCCAGCGGATGCAGCCCAGAGATTCACCGAGGACGACAGCCCGCCGGTCTTCGCATTGGGGTGCCTTGTCCATTCCCTTCTGGCAACGAAGCCCTGGCTCAACAGGGGTCCTAGCACGCAGCAGCCTGATGATTATGAGAGCTACGCCCAGAAGGAAAGGGAGAAAGATCCCTTTTACCTCTTTTACGGGGGCGGGAGAAGAAGCAATCAGGTCGAGTAAGGATTTATTCTCCCCAGGGATCAGTGAACTATTTCCGTGGAGGTGATTTTGATGAAACTGAGTCGTCTTTTTCTTTGGTCGCAGATAGCTCGTTGCTTTTTAGAACTTGACGCTTTACGGACCCCTTTTGAATGGTTTCGGTGGTGGGCGGAAATGATTGTTCTAATGATACTTTTTGGGCTACTGGTCTGTCCCGTGATAGCAATATCGGTAAATATGATTGCAGGGTAGCCCCAACGATGACCCCCAAAAATGCACAAATAATCGATACTTTGGCGAGGCTCAACTGCTTTTTTAAAATGGCCTTGTTTAGTTCGTGCTGCTCTTTTATCAACTCTCTGTTAAACTTATGCTGTATTTCGATGAGGCGCTTTTGTAGTTCTTGCCGAGAAAGGATGGCCGGCTCTTCCGTTGGGAGATTTCTTTCCTGCATCCGCGCAAGTTCTGCGTCCGTTTTACTGGTTAGGTCATCATCCATAACTCTTCCCCCCTAGACAGTGGATTAAAAGTGAGCGCATGCATATCTTTCTGCACTTTTATGGGCCTTCGCAGCTAGAAATATAACAACGCCGCACCACGCCATGTAATAAATAACCCCAAGCAAGACCAAGGGAGATTCTTTATGCGGCATAGGCCAATCGGAGAAAAAGCCCCAACCCCAGTACAGCCACAAAAGCGTAAAAGCCGCTTCCGACCCATATACGAATGTATTGGTTTGTAAGGCCCAGCCCGTAAAGAAGAGCAAATACGAACAAAATTGTGGAGATGCTTTTAAGTTTTCCACCCAGAAACTGTTCCGAATCTTGTATTATAAGAGTTTTTGATAGTACCTATAATAGTTCCAGTTGAATAATCAATAATTCCAACCACGTAATTAGCACCTAGACCAGGTGCTAGAGTTAATGAGAATGATCCCGTAGATGAAACTGTCCCTTCAAGTGGATTTGTATGCCCCTCAACGACAAAGGTTCCTGTTATTTCGCCAGCTTGATCTATTGTGAAATACATTGGAATAGGTACCGAGCCAGGGAAATTGGCGTATGCAGTGTATGTTCCCGCATACTTAGCAACTGATGAATCAGATTGTGAGGCTGTAACACTAAAAGTGGCTGTTAATTTATTTGAAATGTTCCCATCAGTATCAGTAACATAAATATCGACTGTGTAATCCACGATGTTGGCGGTATTGACATCTTGTTGAATTTGAATAATTCCTGATGTTCTACCTGATACGTTCTGGAGAGAAGGAGTTCCAGTAGCAACAAGGACACCTTGGGCATTATATACATTGATTGTTAATGTTGCTAAATCTCCTTCTCGATCAACAAAGTCTATCGTGCCCGTAACTGTTACGACTCCACCACCTTGATTTTGTGTTGCGGTCCGGGGTGAATATTGTATGTTTGATATTGATGGTATCCCCGTTGTAGTGTCTTGATCAGGGGCAGCAGAACTACCACCACCGCCGCCTCCACCACAAGCATACATGGAGAAAAAGATGAGCAGTAATATGGGAAAAAGCAGCTTTCCAATTCCTCTGGTTTGGATAAAACTATTCATAAGAACTTCCTCCCAGTCTAACTTTTTCATTCAGTAATAAACCTTTTGACTTCTTTCTTAAAATCATATGATAAATCTTTCCCATCTTTTGTGCGAATCTTTACGGTGTCAGGATCCAACCTAAGTATTTGCCCCTCAATGACTTTCCCATTCATCAAAACAATCCCCTTTATTCCTTTGTTACGTTGGTCTGCATCCACAGAAAGTTTGGTATTTCCCAAGGGCGGCTGAGATTGCTTTTCCGCACTCCTTGTAACCAAGTACTTGCCAGAACGCACCGGGAGCGCCCGGCGGCCGTAGTCGTCTGGCTGGGGACTCCAGTCCCGCTTGCCATCAAAGAAACTGAAGAGGACGGCGTCGGAACCGCGGGTCTCCGAGGTCCATACAAAACCGGTTATCTTTATTTTATCGTTATGGGCACCACTTGCATACAACCCCGCCAGCTCATTCAGCGTCGGCATTCGCCAGTCCGTATAACCGCCCCCATGGTAATTCTGGCTATAGCTCTTGGCGTTCGCCCAGTTTATGTTACGCCAGCTGTCCTTCTCCGCCCAATTTATGTCGCTCCCGCTGTCCTTCGCCGCCCACATCAGGTTTGTACTCGTGTCCAATACCGTCCCATTTTCATAGGCGATGAACAGCCCGTCCCTCTTAATCTCGTTGGCTGATGAGGCTGATGGCCTCGGCCCCATAACGATTTCTTTTGTTTCATTCTCGGCAGGAGGAGACGGTTTTTGCTGATCTCGCTTCAGGGATTCCATCTGTAGCTTCTCCGCGTCAACCTTGCGGCGTTCCGCAGCCAACTGCTCGCGCTCGATGTCAAGCGCCTTCTGTCGTTCCAGATCTTGTTTTTCCAGCGACAGTTGTCCCTGTTTCTCACGCTCCAGATATTGGGACACATGAGCGCAATTCTCAATACACCTGTATCCCTTACCCTCCAGACAATCTTGTAATTCATGCCTTTTTGCAAACTTGACGCTTTCGACAGCCGCAACCACGGGGGCCAAGATGATCAGCGGCCCGAACAGAAAATAGCCTCCTGATGGGCTGTCACCGCATTCTATTCTTGCCTTGTTATAATCGTCTTGTGTCGATCCTGGCGCAAGATTGAATCGCATCTGGTTATGTGCGCATCCAAACGTTACTACACTTGAGATCAATATAACTAATAGCTTCATAGAATCTCTCTTTAAAACCCCGTACTCTTTTCGAGACACGAGGTTTGTGATGATCCGCCCATGGCACCCTCACGTTTTTGGGTTAAGGGTTCAAATGACTGATGCTATGTCTGTATAACTTATTGTATGACTTACACAATCAATCCTGGCTGTCGATGCTATTAACGGGGGATGAAGACGCCACATATTTGCGGCGGTCATTACCCATATACCTTACATATAAAGGTTGTCAATGGATAATAACGCATTTATACGGTTTATCATTCCTGGAAATCCCGATAAATATGTCCCTATGAAAAAAATAAAAGATCCTGACAGCGTGCTCCTTGGTCGCCGCATCCGCGCCCTGAGAACCACCAAAGGATTGACCCAGCAGGAGCTTGGTCATCAGGCGGACGTCGATTACAAATTCATCGGAGAGATTGAACGGGGCAACATGAACCCATCTTTCAAGGTGCTGGTCAAAATCTCGGGAGCCTTAGACGTCGACCTTCCTGAAATCCTTCGATTCGAGCAGGAGATATCAGATTTGAATGAGCTACAACGCCGCATCAAACAGATTGTCAACACCCTATCCGTTGAAAAGCTTCAGAATGTATTGACGCTCCTCCGTATACTCCATCCGCTGCGATGATCAATGTTTTCCCATTTCATTAAATCTTTACATGATTTTTAGGGTCATGGGTGCGCGGTCCTCTTCCACTCGCCATGCCGTCCCCGCTTAAAGCGTTGGTAGGAAAGCAGCGGGGGAATTGACCCGGAAGTTCCGGGGAAAGTCAAGTAGGAAGAAACCGGCAAGGGCGTGGAGATGTATTCGATCATGGCAGGACAGCCACTATTTGACATAAAAGATAACGATGCTATAATCACACCCAAAGGAGAACAAAATGAAGGACGATATGCAGCCGATGGTCAGAGTAGAAATGTCGGACGGGTCAGCGTATTACCCGAGGTTCATAAAGAACACGAAAGGCGAGTGGGAGCTAAAAGACAAGTCATATCAAAAGACGATCGATCGCCAGTTCGACTCAGAGAAGCCTGCCGGAAAAGACAGGGAATAGTCCGCTTCGTGCGGGTTGGGCGTAATTTCTCCTTCAGATGATAGTGTCCTTTCGACCCGATAAAAAAAGGACCCCCTGGGATTTGTCTCTGGGGGGTTCTTTTTGCTCTGAAGGTTGGAAATACGGTTGGAAATGGATTTTCAGATAAAGAAACAGGGGGCGGAATTTCTTCCTAACCCCCTGTTTTCATTCTGGCGGGGTCGATGGGACTTGAACCCACGGCCTCCGGCGTG